AGGCGGCCGGTGCGGCTGCCGCCGCGGTGCCGCCCGCGCCTGCCCGGGCGGTGGCGGCTTCCGCACAGGGCGATGCGCCGGCGCCGGAGACGCCGGGGTTCGATGCGGTGGCGCGGCCATGGGCGCCTGGTGCGCCCGCTTCGGCGGCACCCATGGCGACCCAGGCGGCAGCGGCGGCCGACGCGCCGCGCGCCTTTGCGCCGCCCGCCTCGCAGGCGGCGCAGGGGGGGCCGACCGGAGGGGATGTGTTCCTCGACGGCACGCGCGTCGGCACGTGGCTGGCCGATCACCTGGCGCACGAGGTGGGGCGACCGCAGACAGGCAGCACGGGCTTCGACCCGCGGCTGACGCCGGCGTGGCCGGGTACGTTGCAGGGGGGCTGAGCGCATGTCCGACTACTTGCAGCTTGGCGCTGTGACATTTCAGGATTTCGAAATCCCGGCGCGCATCCGCTTCGGCGGTGCGCAACGGCTGGCGGTGCATGTGCTGCCGGGCGGCGCCCGGGTGATCGATGCGATGGGCCGCGACGATGCGGACATCGCATGGAGCGGCATGTTCTCCGGCGGCGATGCGGCGGACCGGGCGCGGGCGATCGACCTGATGCGGGCGCAGGGCGGCGTGTGGACACTGGCCTGGGATGAGTTCTGCTACCTGGTGGTGATCGGCCGGTTCGATGCTGCGTATGAGCACAGCAACTGGGTGCCGTACCAGATTTCCTGCAAGGTGGTGCAGGATCTTGCGCAGTCGCCGGTGGCCATCGCCGTGTCGGTGGGCACCGGCGTGCTGGCCGATCTCGGGGTGGTGACGGCCATGGATACGTCAGTCGCCGTGACGGCGCTGGCGGCCACGGGAGCGTTCTCGGTGGGGACGGCGGCCTATGCCGGTGCCGTCAGCGCGGTCGGTGCGCTGGTGTCGCAGGCGCAGGCGGGCATGGGCAGTGCCGGAACGTCGTTGCTGGCGGCGCAAGATCCCACGAGCGCCGCGACGGCAGCGGGGCAGTTGGCGTCCTACGCGGACGCCAACGGCTATGCCGGCCGGGCGCTGGCCAATCTCGACAATGCGGGGGCGTGATGCAGACGATCCAGGTGGCAGGCGGCAACCTGTTCCGTATCGCCATGGTCTATCTGGGCGATGCGACGCAGTGGATCCGGATCGCGCAGCTCAACGGCCTATCCGACCCGATGTTGAGCGGGACGCAGACATTGCGCATTCCCGCGGTGAACCCGAGCGCGGGAGGCGGCGTTGCCGCCCAGTGACAGTGCCGCCGCCGCGCTGGCCTTCGCAAGCGAGGCGCTGGCCACCGGACCTGTGCGGGCGCCGCGGCTGAACGTGCTGGTGAACGGTACGCTGCTGGCCAACTCTACGGAAGCCTCCGTGTCGAGCACGGCGTATTTTTCGGCCGACCGCTTTCGCGTGCAGGCGGCGCTGAACGGCGATGCCGCCGACTGGGCGGCGGAGACGCAACTGTTCGTCGATGTGCAGATGGCGCTCTCGCCGCTCGGCGGGTTCGTCAGCATCGTGCAGGGCTATGCCGACCAGGTTTCGATCGACCCGATCGCGGGCACGGTCGCCATCGAGGGGCGCGATCTCGGCGCCCAGCTCATCGAGGCGCGCACGCAGGAGACATTCGCCAACCGTACGTCCTCGGAGATCGCGACGATCCTGGCCGGGCGGCACGGGCTGGCGGCGAACGTGCAGGCGACGACGGCGACGGTGGGACGTTACTGGGAGCTGGAGCACGACAGCCTAACGCTGAACGCGGCGGGGCGGGCGACGACGGAGTGGGACCTGCTGGTCTCGCTTGCCAAGCGCGAGGGCTTCGACCTCTGGGTCTCCGGAACGACGCTGAACTTCGTCGCGCAGGACTATGCGGCGGCGCCGGCCGTGCTGCCGGTGACCGCGCTGATGTCGCTGCGGCTGGAGCGGGCGTTGACGTTCGCCGGCGACATCGTTGTGACGGTGAAAAGCTGGCACAGCCGCGCCGGCAGCACCTGCGTGCGGACGGCGCAGACCTCGCGAGGGGCCGCATCGTCCCGCGAGTACGTCTATGTCGTGCCGAACCTGACTCCGGACGCCGCGCAGAGCTACGCGCAGAACGTGCTGGACGAACTGACGCGGCACGAACTGGTGGCGAGTGCCGAAATGCCGGGTGAACTGGTGCTGACGCCGCGAACGAATGTGCTGTTGCAGGGCACCGGGACCATCTTCGACACGGTGCTGCGCATCGACGAGATCGAGCGCCGGCTGCACGCGACGCGCGGGTTCACCCAGCGGCTGCGGGCGCGCACGGCCTCGGCGGGGTAGGCAATGCAACGATTCCTCAATTCGCTGAAGGCGCAGGCCGGTGCGCAGGATCTGGCGGCGGGGCGGCCGCGCTTCGGCACCGTCGTCAGTGTCGACCCGAAGCGCCACGCGGCAAAGGTCTCGCTGCAACCGGAAGGCGTGGTGACAGGGTGGCTGCCGGTGCTGAGCCCGTGGGTCGGTGCCGGCTGGGGCATGTGCGTGCCACCGATGCCGGGCCAGCAGGTTCTGGTGCTGCCGCAGGATGGCGAGGGCGAACATGGCGTGATCGTGGGCGGCGCCTGGAGCGATGCCTCCGCGACACCCGGCGCGCCGGTCGGCGAGCTTTGGCTCGTGCACCAGTCGGGCAGCTTCATCAAGCTGGTCGGCAACGGCACCGTGCAGGTCAATGGCGATCTGCACGTTAACGGCGATGTCTACGACAGGCACGGCAGCCTTGATCGGCTGCGCGGCAACTACGACGCGCACACCCATGGCGGTGTCAATCTGGGCGGCGGCAGCACGGCGACCACCAGCAACCCCGATCCGGAGTAGCGCATGCCCGACCTGTCGCATCTTTACGGCAACGACCTTGTGGTCGCGTCGGGCGGAGATCTGGCGACCGTGGACACGACGCAGCTCGGCCAGCAGCGGGTGTTGCGGCGGCTGCTGACCAACCCGGGAGACTATCTCTGGAATCCGAGCTACGGCGCGGGGTTGGCGCAGTTCGTCGGGCAACCGGTGAACGCGGCCCGCATTTCCTCGGTGATCCGCAGCCAGATCTTTCAGGAAAGCGCGGTGGCGCAGTCGCCGGCGCCGACGATCGGCGTGGCGGCGGATGCCTCCGGCAACGTCACCGTGCAGATCCTCTATGCCGACAGCACGACCGGCGAGACGCAGGTGCTGAGCTTCACCGTCGGAGCAGTCTGAGCCATGCAACTGCAACTTCGTACGTTCGACACGATCGTCTCCTCGGCCGCCGCGGCGGTGCAGGCGGCGGCCGCGACGGTACTGGACCTGACCGTCGGCAGCGTGCTGCGCGCGGTGCTGGAGGCGAATGCGGGCCTCGGCCTGTGGATGCAGTGGCTGATCCTGCAGGTGCTGCAGACCACGCGCGCGGCGACCAGTGCCGGCAGCGACCTCAATACCTGGATGGCCGATTTCGGGCTGACACGGCTGGCGGCCGTCGCGGCCAGTGGGAGCGTGACGTTTTCCCGGTTTTCGCCGGTGACGACGGCGCTGGTGCCGGCCGGCACGCTGGTGGTGACGGCCGACGGGTCGCAGAGCTTCGCGGTTGCAACGGACACCACCAATGCGGCCTGGAGCGCGGCGCAGAACGGCTACACGCTGGCTGCCGGCACGGCCTCGGTGACGGTGCTGGTGATGGCGGCGGTCTCGGGAAGCGCCGGCAACGTGCAGGCCGGTGCGGTCAGCCTGATCCAGGCGGCGATCCCCGGCGTCGACACGGTGGCCAACGCGGCGGCGACCGCCGGCGGCATCGATGCGGAGACCGACCCGGCATTGCGCGCCCGTTTCGCCGCCTACCTGGTCAGCCTGTTCAAGGCGACCACTGTCGCGGTGGGCTACGCGGTATCGACGGTGCAGCAAGGGCTGCAATACACCATCCAGGAGAACGTCACGCAGAGCGGCACGGTGCAGCCGGGCTGCTTCGTGGTGACGGTGGATAACGGCACCGGCGCGCCGCCGGGTTCGCTGCTGACGGCGGTGGCCAACGCCATCGAGACGGTGCGCCCAGTGGGCTCGATCTGGACGGTCGTGGGGCCGACCGTGACTACCGCGAACGTCAGCATGACGATCGCGACGGCGCCGACGGCGACCCATGCGATCGTGACGGCGCAGGTGGCCTCTGCCATCACCTCGTTCATCGACGGGCTGACGGTCGGGACGCCGTTGCCCTGGTCCCGGCTCGCGCAGGTGGCGTACGACACGTCGCCGTCCGTGACCAACGTGTTCGCGGTGCTGCTCAACGGCGCCAGTTCGGACATCGTGCCGGCGCAGAGCGGCGTGGTGAAGGCCGGCAGCGTGACGGTGAGCTGACATGATCGGCGACGCCAATGACATGATGGCGCGACTTGTCGCGCTGCTGCCGCTTCGCTGGTTCCCGGACACCAGGCCGGTGCTTTCGGCAGTGCTGTCGGGGCTCTCGGACGGATGGGCGTGGCTCTACAACATGCTCGGCTATGTCCGCCTGCAGACGCGGATCGCCACCGCGACCGACAGCTTCCTCGACCTGATCTCGCAGGACTTCTTCAACGGCGCATTGCCGCGGCGGTTCGGCGAGACCGACAGCGCGTTCCGCTCCCGCATCCAGCACGAATTGCTGCGCCCCCGCGCCACCCGGCCGGCGCTGGTGGCCGAACTGACGAATTTGACCGGCCGTACGCCGACGGTCTTCGAGCCGGCGCGGCCGGCCGATACCGGCGCGTGGACCCAGATGCTCGGCTACAACACGGCCGGCGGCTGGGGCAGCCTGATGCTGCCGTTCCAACTGTTCGTCACCGCGTTCCGTCCGCTTGGCACGGGCGTGCCGAATGTCGGCGGCTGGGGGCATCTCCCGGCAGGCGCCGCGGCTGGCGGCTGGAACACCGGGGCGATGGAATACGCAAGCCTGGCGATGGTGCAGAGCCAGGTGACGGACGCCGACATCAACAGCGCCATTGCTACCACCGTGCCGGTTGCGGTGACGGCCTGGACGCGGATTTCCAACTAGGACGCTGCCCTTTCCGCCTGCCGCACCGCGCGGACAAGGGATGCGCCTGCACGGCCCAACCGCATGAGGATCCGATGGACCGCATTATCGTCTATCCGGGCGCGATCCCGCTCGACACCGACATGCTCAACACCAACCGCAACGTGATGGTCGCGTTGCATGCGCTGATCTCGGCCACGCTCGGCACCAACACCGCGGTGGACGGGCTGGCCGTGTACGCGACGGTGCCGGCTTCGATGCAAATCACCGTCGGGCCGGGCAGCATCACGCAGTACGGCGTGCTGGACGCGAACGCTTATGGCTCGCTGCCGGCGGATCTGAGCGATGCGCTGGTGAAGATGGGCGTGATGGTCACGCCGCAGACCTTCACGCTTACCGCACCGACGACCGCGGGGACCTCCATCGCGTATCTTGTGGAGGCGACCTTCAGCGAGGCGGACCAGGACCCGGTGGTACTGCCCTACTACAACGCCGCCAACCCGACGATGCCGTATCTCGGGCCGGGCAACAGCGGGGCGTCGCAGGCGACGGTGCGCCAGCAGCAGGTGATCGTGCAGGTCAAGCCGGGCACCCCGGCGGCGACCGGCACGCAGGTGACGCCGGGCATCGACCCGGGCTGGACGGCGCTGGCCGCCATCCTGGTCACCGCCGGGGCGACGCAGGTGCCGCAGGGCAACATCTACACCGCTCAGACCACGCGCTACACGCCGTGGAAACTGCCCGATCTGACGCCGGGTTTTGCCTTTTCGCAGGCTCTGACGACCAGCGGAACCTTCTCGGTGCCGGACACGGTGACACGGCTGCGTGTCACCGTGATCGGTGCGGGCGGCGGCGGTGGCAGTTGCGCCGTTGGCAGCGGCCTTGGCGGTGGCGGTGGCGGGGCGGGCGGACGTGGCGAGGTCTGGCTGACCGGCATGGTCCCCGGCAGCGTGATTGCCGTCACCGTGGGCGCGCCAGGCGTCGCGGTGCCGGCCGGCACCGGCACATCCGGCGGCACCAGCAGTTTCGGCACCTATTGCTCGGCAACCGGCGGCGTCGGCGGCACCGGCGCGACGTCTTCGGTCTCCGGCACCGGCGGCCTGGGCGGCACGGCGAGCGGCGCCAGTATCGCGTATCCGGGCTCGATGGGATCGGACGCGGTGCCGGGCGTGGCCCGCGGCGGCGACGGTGGTGGCCCGGGCGCCGGGAAAGGCAGCAGCAGCGGCGCCAACGGCGTCAACGCGCTGGGCTGGGGCGGCGGCGGCGGCGGGGCGAGCGGCTCCGGCTTCAATGCCGGCAGCGGCGGCGGCGGCCTGGTGATCGTGGAGTGGTGAGCAAGATGAAAATCTACGCGCGTGTCGAGGCCGGCGCCGTGGCCGAGTTGCTGCGCACCGAGGCCAATCCGGCAGACCTGTTCCACCGGTCGCTGCGGTGGGTGGAGGTGACCAACCCGCTGGTCGCGGTGGGCTGGATCGAGGGGCCGGCCGGGTTCACGCCGCCACCGGTGCCCGAGGCCGGGGCCGCCCCGTTGCCGACCCTCGCTGACCTGCACGCACGGATCACCGAACTGGCGGCGCAGGTGGCGGCGCTCACGCCGCACTGACCGGTTGCGTCGGCGCCGCCTGTCACCATTCACCGGAGCCCCCGATGCCCCAAGGAGTGCCACCGCTCTGGCAGCCGTCCAGCGCGCGTTCCGTCGCGCTGGACGGGCTGCTGCCCCTGCCGCGCGGGGTGATGCCGGCCGACCTGCCGCCGCTCAAGGACCCCGGCGACATCCTGGACTACTCGCTCGACCTCTCGGCGGCGCTCGCGGGCGATCCGACCGACCAGGTGGCGACGGTCGCGGTGACGCCCCAGCCGAACGGCAATGCCGGCGACCTGCAGGTCGGCCGCATCGTCGGCAGCGGGACGAGCGCGGTGATCTGGTTCTCCGCCGGCGTGGCCGGTACGACCTACGCCGTGCAACTGACCGTGGGCACGCTGAAGGGCCGGGTGATCGGCCGGACCGTGCTGCTGCCAGTGCAACAACTCGCCGGGGTTGCTCCCCCCGTCAACCCGCTGACCACCGACGCGGGCAGCATCGTCACCGACCAGAACGGCAATCCGATCCTCGTCAGTTCCTGAGGCCCGGCCCGCGCTGCCTGCCCCGATTTGACGGCCCAGAAGCCGC